CATATAAGGGATCGCCGTTAAAGTCATATAAGGCATCCAGCTCTACCGATACCTCCTCCACCCTAATGCACTCCATGCTCGCCGGAGATAATACGATACGCCCTCCCACGTGAGAGAGGTGCTTGATCTCCAACGTGTCGAAATAGGCTTTGAGACGGATGTAGATCTCGTCCGCCTCTATATATGATTTACCGGTCTTTGGGTCCCTTTTCACGAGGAAGCCCGTGCCGAAAGGACCGGCGGCAAAATCCTGAGACTCGATATTATCAGATATCAATCCTCCGAGGAGCTTGATAAGATATTTGGTCTGGTCCGGCTTGTCCTTGCGCAAGAATGTCGCCAACGAGCGAAGGGCGGAGAATACGTTGCTGTCGCTTGCCGGGGTGGAGTCATTGGTACGGATAACGTATACGCCGCTTCCCCCTGAACCGGTATATGTCTGTCCTTTATAAGTCAAGGAATCAACCTTGTCCTCCAATTCACCAAGCCGGCTGTATTGAGTGCTCTCGCCTATAGTATATACAGGAGAATCATAAGGGATATCAAGGCTCATCTCCCAGCCTATAACACGACTGATACGCCCTTCCGACGAGAAGAAAGCGGGATTGACCGTCGTAAGTCCGGTTGATCTGGTCTTGATAGACCCATTCCGAGTCCAACGTAGTCGGGTACGTGCCATCGTCAATACTGGTTCTCTTTATATATTCTTTACCCTTGGCCAGAAGCTCCGCCTCCGCCTCCGGTATATATTGGTCGGACACTAATTGTATATTGAATCCGGAAAGTATATATTTATCGCCGTTCTCCGGACGGATCACATCGTCTGGTAACAAGCGGCCATAATCCTCGTTAGCGACGATCTCCCATAATTGCTCGACGGGTTCCGATCCCTCGGGATTAAAAGTGACTCCGAAAGTCATGCCATTAAGTCTCCCGGATTGGAACGTGACCTTCAATTTCTCGCCCTCTATGATATATTCATCCTTGAACACCAATCCGGTATCCTTGTATTGATAAGCCTTGAAAGTCCCCGTCACCTCTCCGTCCGTCTCTATGTTCCTGTTCACGGTCTTAACATCCGACAACGTACCTATCCGTCTGGGATAGATATCATCGAATACCACCACGTCCTCCACGGCCTCGGCGTTGGTCATGCCGGTATAGGCATCGATATACGGTGTCCCGGACGGGAGCATGAGCCGCTTTTGCACGACACCGTTGACTACGGTATGCTCATCTACCGGACGATAGTTGGCAGGGATGTTTCTGGTACCTCCGAACACGTATATACGTGTTGCGTAAGTACCCTTGCTATCGTTACGGGTCATGGATGAAGCCTCCACGCCCAACTCTATCTTTACGGCGTCACCGAACTCGCAACGCCCGAAATGGATAATATTCTCGGTTATCCAGCAGTCGCAATTCCACTTGTCCTCGGCGGCCATCGAGAAAAGGGCGTCCAAAAGGTGGATATTGTCATAAGACATCAACACGGCCTTGTTCTCGACCGTGTTGTCTATATCAAAGTCATAATCGACGCCGTTATACGTATATCCGTTAGCTTTAAGGTTACGCAGGAACACGCCCAGTTGCGTGTCAAGAGTGGCGGTAAGGTTCCATCCTGCCTCCTGTCCATGATTTTCCGGGGTATACTTGAATATCTTCGTGTTCCACTCATAATAATAAGCGTCCAACCTTAACTCATAATCATATTTTCCCGGCACCACATTGGGCTTCTGCAAGGATAGGTATTTATATACCTTGGACAACTTACCTCCTAAAGCGTCATCGAGTACCCCTCTCATGTCCACATAGTCGCCCGGCTTGAAATCAATAGGCGTTTCAACGCTAAAAGGAAGGGTTATATAGTCCTCCTTCATCAAGGTGAATCTCCCCTTTGCGCCCCGGTTTATAGGGGTTGAGAAACGAGTATTGCCAGATATGTCCTTAATCTCGATCATGAACTCAAAGTTCACGCATATAAGGGGGATGGCAAAAAATCAAGCGGACCTAAAAAAAACAATGGCGGGATTGTTGTAATTTTGTTGTAGGAGGAAATAAAAAAGCCCCGAACTGTGGGAAGCGGGGCCTGTGAATAATAATTAGAACTTTCGACATTTAATTTTTAAGTCTGTATCACTGCCTGATATATACATTCTTAATTCACAATTATTTTCTGCTAAACTTATAATATCATATTTGACAAACTCTTTACCTTCAACAAAACAAGTTATAGTACTTCCTTCCAATATATATGTTCCGGAACCATTTCCAAAATATCCACTTCCGGAATATGTACCATCTTCATTAAAAGTAGCAGATGTTTCTTTCATTGGCCAATCCACATAACCATCTCCATTTCCTGTATCAACCTGATTCAAGACCCAAATTCCGTAAATATTTTTCATTTCATCAGGGATTTTCTTTTCATCATCATCCGAACATCCAATAAAGGTAAACAACGGCAACATCATTGCCATAATAAACAAAAGCTTCTTCATTTCAAAAACGTTTTTAATGATTAGTAAATTGCTGCAAATATAAAGCTATTTGTTAATATATGAAAAAGGGGAGGGTAAAATTTATATTTTACAACATACAATTTTCAAGGCTCTATAATTCACAACATTACAGCAACTTGCTTTTCCACGGCTTTTTTTATGAAAGCGTTAATAGAAACGCCTGCTTGCTTTGCCAGAACAGCCACTCTACTATGAAGTTCCGGTGATAAACGAACGTTCAATGAGCCAGAATAGCTCTTATGCGGTTCAATCCCCTCTTCCTCGCAATACGCCAGATAATCATCTACAGCCTCGTGGAAAGCCGTTGTAAGTTCCCGCACGCTTTCCCCCTCAAAATTAACAAGACCATCAATGCCTTCTATCTTTCCAAAGAAAACATTGTCCTTCTCGCTAAAAGATACAGACCCGATATAGCCTTTGTAAGTCAATGTATTCATATTTGTACTTGTCTATCTCTTTTTTCCGAACAACTCGGAATGACTACCAATTCTAAGCAAGTCGATTATTTCTCCGTCAATCCAAATAAGAAGAAAATCCCCTTCTATATGGCATTCCATACACCCTTTATACTCACCTTTCAACATGTGAGGTTTGTATTCTTGTGGAATCGGATGGTCATTTATAAGTAGATTTGCGATATATTCAAAAGCTGCGATTTTTTGGGGGAATTTCTGAATACGTTTGAAATCTTTCTTAAACTGGCTTGTTGGGTGTAATTTCTTTTTCACTTCATTAATTCCTCCATCAAGCTATCCACGCTGTCGAACGTTTCTTTATTCTTGGTCGTACGTGCTTCCCTTATAGCCGCTATCGTTTCCTCGTTTGGCTCGGAGTATACAGCGTCCATCAAGGTGCTCTCTACGAAATTATTCAGGCTCCTGTTCGCTTTCTTGGCTTGTTCCTGCAATATTTGCAACAAGTCCTCACGTAAACGGAACGAGGTTTGCTTTCTTATTACTGCTTCCATATTACTTCTGTATTATATTGTATCGCAAAGGTAATGCATTGTATGCAGAAAACAAACTTTATTAATGAAGAAGGACTTTACGATGTAATCCTAGATAGTCGTAAACCTGAAGCTAAACAATTCCGCAAATGGATAACAAGCGAAGTCTTACCTTCTATCCGGAAAACCGGAGGCTACATGATATCCAAACCGGAAGATACTCCTGAGGAACTTATGGCACGTGCCCTTCTAGTCGCTCAAGACGCATTGAGGAGACGTGAGGAGCGGATCGCCAACCTAGAGCAACAAACCGCCCTTCAAAGCGAGGAACTTCAAGCCGCTGCCCCAAAGGTCAATTACTACGAGAAGGTATTGCAAAGCACCAGCACGTATAACACCAACCAGATCGCCAAGGAGCTAGGAATGAGCGCAGTCACATTGAACCAAAAGCTGAGAGAGATGGGCGTACAATACAAGCAAGGTGGTCAATGGCTATTGACACACAAGTATCAAGACGAGGACTACACGAGAACAAGGACATATCCATACGTCCAGCGTGACGGAACGCCCGGAACGGCGATGCAAACCGTATGGACGGAAAGAGGACGGGAGTTCATCCACGGTCTTTTTGACCTAAAGAGTACCATCGTGTCCGGGGTGAAGGAATTGTCACGCATATATAACAACATGGACGAACTTGAGAGAAAGGAAGATATATTCAGCGAGCCTTTATATACGGACATGTCTAAGATAGACGCAATGTACGAGGCTTTCCAATCCATTTATTGCAAGTCCAAAATGACCGTGAATGATCGCAAGAAGTTCCTGTTTGTGATAATCTTGTTGTATTGCCCCAAAAAGTTGGCGGGGAAGAAAATGAAAAGCGGATTACGTGATAAGATAGCGAACATCCTACACATGAGACAACATTCCACCCTTTCCAACAACGTGAAAGATCTTGTCAAGGAATATGACTCTGATCCTAATTTCAAGAAAGACGTAAGCAAGGCGTACAATTTCATCACTCAAAATATAACTCCGGATATAAACAATCATCTATTATCCAGATTAGGATGAATGACCTCAAAACCTTAACTATGATACCTGTGAACTATTAAATGATTGATTGAATATGAAAGACATAAACACGATACTAAACGAAATGCTTTTAACGTCCCAAAGGGACAAGAAGGCGATGGAGCGATTCAACCGGCAATCCTTGAAAATGGAAAGGCTTATCGATGAGCTGGAGAAGGCTTGCGGATTTAGCGGCACCAAGCCCAAGCCACATATGACCGTGTCGGTATACAACAACGGGAGGTCAAAGCCGGGAAGATTCGACCTCCGATCTTTAAATACGCATCTTTTAGCACAATAGGACGAAGAGCCGTCTAGCCAATAAGGGGCGGACGGCTCTTCACTTATCCCCTTGACGTTGGGTCAGGTTCCTCGAACTTAACGGATAGCCTACTATTCAACCTGTTCCGATCCAAGGCGAAGCTTGATGATCTCTTATGGACAAGGGTAAATGTCATATCAAGATCCGGAACACGCAATACGACCTTGCCTTGTTGAAGGACAGCCACGAACGCCTTATAATTCAGCATATATTCCTCTTGCGTATCCCCGTGTATGTTGAACGTAAGGGTAAGATCCCGGCTAGCCACCTTGGGATTATTGAACACGACCCTCTTCCCGTTTTCCAACCGGCTCTCGTTCTCTATGAAATCCTTGTTTCCCGCTGGGGTTAGCAAGGTCTGGATAAAACCCTCTCCCATGGCGACACGATACATGCCCCATGCGTCATTCCCGTTAATATATAGATCCCCTAACATAATATCCTTGCCGTTCCGTCGTTAATAATCTCCACCTCGCATCCCCCGATATTGACAAGCAATATCACGGAGTAGTTCCCGGCCTCTATCTTGGCCTTGCCCCCGTGCATCAAGATCACCTTATGCACCCTCGTGTTATCGTCATAACTCAAATACGCCACGGTATTACCTATCACACCTACGTTTGTTTTATTGTGAAGCTCAATCAGATCACGATCCACGTATATCCCGTAGGGAGCTATGTTTTTAGCCATGCCTCTAAATAAATCCAACGA